ACCTGCCGTCCCGGAAATCTGGATACTTACCGCAGCGGCATCGTCACCGGCGTTGGTGATAGTCAATACGTCAATCGCATCTGAGGTATCATCGGAATCGAGAATCAAGGCGCCGTTGTCGGAACCGTCTGCAACTTCGATTTCAACCGCAAGCGTGGGGGCAAGTATTTTACTGCCCGCCGTATAAGCCGTTGCAAGACTGCTCGCGCCGGACACGTCGATGTCCACCCAGGCCGTACCTGTGTAGAGTTTTAAGGCATTGTCGGCGTCGCTCCAGTAAATAACACCCTCGGCTGCGGTAGGCGCGACATCGGTCGGACTGAAATACAAAGAAGGAAAGGCGGTCGTGCCTTCCAGATAGCCTTCGGCCTCGTTAATAAAGAGCTTTATCGGGTCGGTACTGCCGCCCGAAAGGACATTGCCCAAGTTTCTCTGGTAGTATGTGTCCTCATACGTTAGAGCAGCATACGAACTTGCAGACAATGACAGTACTAAGGCCATAATCACAAGTATTTTTAGTTTCATTGTTAAATCTCCTAAATAAAGTTAATGCTACTGTTACGGAACGCCCACATTGGAACTTGTTACCTGGATGTTGTCGTCTGTCGGCGGCTTTGTCGGCGAAATCGAGGCGTCTATCGTCAGAGTGTTAGTCGTGCCGGTCTGGGCATAATAAAACTGCAAATACCGAAGATTTGCCTCGTAAGGAAGTGAGCATCTAAGTATGTATTTGCCTGCTGTTGCCAGACGCGCATCGTCGCCGTTAAGGGCGGTTGTCGAAAGGATAATTTTGTCCCCGGTGTCAATGTCCGTATCATCCGTGTCCGTACCGCATCTGAGTTGTATTTCGTAGGTCTCGTCTGCGTCGGCATAGGAGGCGGCCACATTTGTACTGATCACAACCCACACATCGGGAGCATTGCCGAGATAGCCCGTAGCACGCGCAAGGTCCAGACAGTAACCGATGTAACCATCTGTATCTGCAAGCTCCTCTGCGTCACAGAGCTTTCCTAATTGTGAAAGAATCATATTCGTATCTCCTAAAAAAGAGTTTCAGTTATTATTTTTATTCAACCGCAGTCTCGTAAGTGCCGTCGTCATTGAGTGCGTCCATCCTGCGAATCATAATGTCGCCTATCATCGGCAGGCTCGTCCGGTAGGGATTGTCCGCGCTGTACCTGACATTCAGCTTGTCCCCTGCCATAATTAATAATTGGGTGTAAATCCTTGCATCGCAATACAGGAACCAGCCGTTAGGCGCACTGATATTATGTAAGTGTCTCGCCTGGAGGATTTTCCGAATCAGGTCTGTTGACATCGCACTGAGCGAATAATCGATATTGCAAATACGCTTTACCGATCTCTGGTCTCTTACCACAATCCCGAATATCCACTCGAACTCGGTGATAACGTCCCATCTTTTGCCGGTTGCCCCGGTATCGGTATCGCTCGCAGTTACGAGGACTTCGCCCTTATCTTCCCGGCTCAGACCCAAGCCCGACTCACCTCTCGGGTGAATCAAGTGGCAATTCGACATTCCCGGCGCTATCAGCCATGCGCTCCTGAGATTGGAGCTTCCGCTCATATCATAGACGTAATCCGTCTCCGTCAAATCGTTCCAGGGCGCGGTATTGGTAAGACCGTTAATCTTCTCGGGCGCAGTAGAATTATCTCCATAAGTTAAAGTCATAGCAGCCGACTGGCTCATACCTTCCTCATGTGCCTTTTCCTGCTCTCGCCTGTAATCGCCTGCCTTTGCGCCCTCCGATTTAAGGGCATCGACCGGTATCTGGTAGCGGGCCTTCATAATACAGGTATTTGCCGTGAAGGGCTGCAAGTCGCCGAAAGAGGCAGACCATCCGCCACCTATCGAAATAATAGTTCCTGTCGGAAGGCTCGACCACCTGACGCCGTGATGTGTCCGGCCTCCGTTGGCCGGAAGGGAAGGCAAGTCGCGAATAAGGTCATTCTTTTCGGCAAGATTCTGAGACATATCGAGAAGTGAACCGTCCGGCGCGTGCGCCTTAACCATGTTGAACAGGTTGTCCCTGTTACCATATTCAAGTTCAGCCATTTTGTTTCTCCTTAACTAAAATTAGATTTTCTTCGTTTTCAGTTTCGGAGAGGGTGTCCGCTATGCGGGCCGGTCCTAACGCTTTTACACCCGTATAAGGTGGCCTGCTTGCCAGGCAGCACTTAGGCTCTGCCTTGAATACGGCAAAGGTGTCTAAGCTTTATTTGATAAAGCCGTTTCCTTTGCAGGGGGCTATCTATGTAAAAATGTGGACTTGGGAAAGTCCCTTTTATTTCTATCTATTCTTTCCTGTTCGAGGTTCTTATGGCCGGACGGGCCGCCGCCGGCCTCTGTCCCGCCTTCGGCCATGAATTTGTTCCATACCCAGTTGACATATTTAAGCAAAGGTGCTTTGTCGCCGAGACGCCCGCCTTTGCGCCTTAAGTCCAGGCAGTCGATTAAGTGGCTCTGGGGGAATCCTTCACCGTCTTTATAGTCGAGGCCAAGCTCTTTGCTTGCCGTCAACAGGCATCTCTTGACATTGCCGATACGATTCGGGTCTTCCCTGGAGCCATAAGCCTCAATGAATTTGTCCTTGTCGCCGTTCATTTCCTTAAGAAGATTTTCCTCGACTTCCCTGGCGACATTCTCTGATTTATCATATAGCTCGAACTGACGCTTGTTCCAGTTATTGACAAGTCTCTGTGCAAGGGCATTCGAGCCGCCGGCTGCGTGTATCTCCTTGCGAAACCAGTTCTCAAGGTCGTTATCGTATTCCATGCCTTCGGGCATTACTTCCGGCCTCTCGATGTTGTAGCCTTCGGGACTGGACGGTACGCCCCGGATCCTTGCCATGTGCCTATTAAGAGATTCTTTCTGGGCATCATCCAGTTTTTCCATGTCAAGCGTCTCAAGGTTCTTTATCGTCCTGTCGGGGCTGCCAGCAAGTCTGCTGGCATTAGCTCCGCCCTGCAAGGCCAAAAGGGGGCTTTCGTACTTCGACAATGTCTTCTTGTCGTCATCAGATAACTCAAATTCATTTGTCCATTCCTGTATTTCTTCAGGCATTGTTTTTTCTCCTTATCAGAATCCGGTTTTAACCGGGGCTTTTTCTCTCGGAACAGGCTTGGAGCAGCCTATCTTTTCGATAATCCGGTCTGCCCTTTCTTTCTGCTCGTCTGACAAGCCGTAACGGTATTGTCCATCCATTGAGATATACCTGCGAAGCTCGGCATTAGCCTTGACTTTAACCGCATCAATAATTGACTTGTTCTTCAATGGCGGAACGATAGGCTCCTCGATTACGTTTTTGGCACCTTGCTGTCCGGCATTAAGGTTTTTGGCCGCTTCATTTATTGCGGCCTCTCTGGCGTCAAGCTCGGCCTCCCTGGCGTCGAGATTAGCCAATCTTTCAGCCTCAGTCTTTGGCTCGGCCTCGGCCTTTTCTCCGCCGTCGTGGTCTTTGAACTTCCACGGGATAGCGTTGACTATCTGTTTCATGTTCATATTGGGCTGCAATACAACGCCAGGACAGCTATTGGCATAAGCAATAAGTTCCGTCCTACTCATGTTCTTTAGCTTTTTTCGTTTTGTCTTAGTCATACTATTCTCCTATAAACTTAAAATCTGCATTGCTATTCCACTAAGGAATTTAATGTACTTTTCGCCATCTTTCCCGATGGCCTCCTGAATTATCTCCATTAAGAAGTTGTGTGTTGCAACGTGCTTTTCGGTCTTAAGGACATCGACGAACCTTGCCCGCAGAAGCAGGTCAACCAGAACATCCCGGCTGTATATGTCCCTCATCTTTTTTTGGGGTTGCTCGTTTTCTTTTTCGTTCTCCATAGCCTTATTCTTTCTTTGTAAATTCTCCGCACCACCAGTCGAATCTGGTTTTCGGCGCTTTTTTTGTCACTTTGCCTTCTTCATTCGGATTCGGTGGATACCTGCGGCAATAACCGCTTTGTATCCCAACAAGCATCTTCCAGTATTTGCAGTACATGCATTTGTCAGCTCTTTTCATTTTTCTACCCCTTCCAAAAGAAGAAGGCCGTCAGATTACAACTCTGTCCGGTTGCTCCAACGGCCTCCGTATAGGCGCGATGATACGGCATCTCAACGGTAGCGACCCGATGATGCCTACTCTTTTGGCTTTGAAAGGTTCTTAATTTCTCATTTACTAAACACCCCTTGATTTTTCAATTTCTTCGACCGCCTTCGGGCTGCTGTTAGTCGATGAGCCGCCCTTTGCTTTAGGGCCGCTTCGACTTTTTCCATTCTGATTGGTTTCTTGTGGTAGGGTTTTGGATAGTAGCTCTTCCGCCGCGGCAAGTTCCTTTGCCGCCTGAATTATGGTGCTGATAGCAACTACAGCTTTCTGTTTTGTCTTTTCGCGGTTCTTCAACATAACCGCAAGTCTGCGTTTTCTTTTTTTGCTCTTTTTCTTCATTTCACAATCTCCAGCTTTTGAGCGTGAATAAGCTCTTTACTGTCCGCAGGCTCTCTCGGACTCTTATCACATATGATTTCATCACCTTTCAATGTAAAGCTTAAAATTTCGCTAACTCTGCCATCATTGTATTCAAATGTAAAGTTAGGGTCGGTTTCGGAATTGTATAAAAATATATCATCCGTACCTGTTATATCATAACCTGTGAAATTAGGTTCACAGGCAACCTCTTCTCCTTTTGCCCCTAAACACGCCGAGTCTTCGTCGCAGCCGAAAACAATCAGACTCAGTAAAACCAGGACTGGTATCGCTATATAATTCTTCATTTCACAACCTCCAGCTTCGGCAGGTTAAGGTCCAAGACCTCGGAAACGAAAGACTTTACGCATTGAGCGCAATAAATCTTCGTCTTGCCGTCAACCTCAATGGCTATGATATCCTTGCCTATAATGCCGTGTACGGGGCATCTCAGCTTGACGGGCATTTTCGCGCCTTCCGGCAGCTTGATAGCGTTCGGGTCGGCTGGTGCGTTAGGTTCACTTACAATCGGGGCGCTTAACGCCGCCAGGCAAAATACTAAGCCGATAAATAATGTGATAACAATTCGCTTCATGTCTTTTTCTCCTTAGCAGTTTAGTAATTCTGCAAATCTCCATTCTGTTTTTGTTACATAGCCGCGACCATCGCATTTCTTACATCGCTTATGCCAGTTGCCAAAAGGCTCGTAGCAAATAGAATCTTCTATATCCGGAAATCCTCTGCCTTTACATTTTGGGCATGTTTCCGCCCATCTTACACAGCAAAAAGGCAATATCATGTATTTTTCTCCTTATGATTGTGTTCGTCTTCTTCTGACGTACCTATATTTGTTATTTTAAACAATACCCTGCTGTAGTCCCTTGAATCAACGAACAAGGCAGTCCCTTCAGGAATATATCTTGCAATAATAAATTCGGTCGGAATATCGCTTATGTTTATCATGCTGAACCTTAGCTCATATTTCCATTAATTTGGCCCCTGTTTCCACCAATAACGACATGAGATTTCGTTTCATATTATATAATTCCAAAAGCCCTCGCGGTATTTTATTGCTTTCTTTCCAGTCCGTCTCATTGCCGCATTCACAACACCAACGCCGGTCAGAGGCGATTAATCGCCGCCGAGAGCCGGGAAAATGCTCGTAAACTTTCCTGTATTCCTTGCGCATTGTTTTGCCGCATTTATCGCAATACTTTATTTTCAATTTACTCATTTTCTGCCTATGGACTTACATTCGCTCCTGCTTCCATCAACTGCGCCATCGGGCTGTCCGGTGGCGTTTCGTGCTGTAATGACGGTATTGCCTTCGCCGCACGCTCGGCTATTTCAAGTCCTTCCTGCAGCTCCTGCCTCTGGGTCATGGCCTTGATAATCTCATCGTACTCGGCCTTGCCTCTTATCGAGTCCTGCCAGTAATCGTGGTGTTCCAGTATCCTCTCGACGGCCTCGTCGGCCTTAATCTTATGTTTGGTCTCCGGCCAGTAAGCGAAATAAGGCTCTACTGCTATCAATGCGGTCTCCGCCTGGCGGCGCATGTGAAATTCCCTTTGCATTGTATTGAGAGGCCCGATGAACTCCGGTATCAATTCTCCGTCACTGTAATAATCCACTATGTCCGGCGGCATTGGCAATCGTCCGGCCCTGTCCTCGATACTAACGAATATCCTGTCTATATCACGCATCCATGTATTCTCGGAAGATTCGCAAGTCGGGCCAAGTAAAACCGCCTTTTCGCCTAACATTCCCATCACATGAGTAGCGGTCGGAAAAGAGCCCTGCTTTTTCTGAAATTCGGTCAGGAGCATGAAAAAGTCTATGTGGAACAACCGCTTTATATTTTCCATCGTGTCCATTTTCTGCTCTTTACCCAAAGGCCAGCTCATATTCTCAATTATCGACCTCGGCATATCATCGCGCTGTCCCACTTCGTACCAGTTCTTTGCTCCCGGATATAGCCTTAAGGATGTCTTCATAAAATCAGGCGCCCAGGTTGGCGGGTCTGCCGACTTCTGCGCTACCATCAATAAGGATTTCTCCATCTGCATCAAAGACTGGGCATCGAACCTGCCGAACCAGGCCGGGGTAAAGGCGTAATCGTAAGGCCAGTCTCTCATGTAATGCCAGACTGTAAAGTTTCTTTCGTGATAGCCATAAACCGGATGGCCGTTCCTTAGCGGATACAATACCGTCTTGTGCATATCGTCGGTCTTTTTCTGGATATACATACACGGCCATCGGCGGGGCGGCCTGCTCTCACCCTCTTTCATTTCCTCGAACATCGGGTCTTTATGATGGCAGATTATCTGGATAAAGATTTCCTTCTCTATGAAATTGCCCTGCTTGTATCTGTTCTGTGAATCGATGCTCAGGTTATCGAGGCCGAATTTTTTTACGGCATCCCTTAACGAGTATTCCCACTCCAGCACCAGCTCGTCCGGGTCGCCGAAGATATTATGACCGAGCCATCTTTGTCGCGGATGCGGCACAAGGCAAATAATCCTGCCTGTCTCGTAATCTTCCTCTACGACCATTACGGGTGAGCCGGTCGATATTGCCTGGCGTCCGAAAGAGCCGAGTACTTCATACAAATTAGACCTGCTGCTGTAAGTATCGAGCATGTGCCTCTGCTCGGTCTGGAGCCATTTGTTTACCTGGTCAACGCCCCGCAGGCCCTGGTCGCCTATCTTGTGCCTGAACCACACAAGGGCAGATGAGATAGTGTAGCCCCTGAAGCCCCTGTCCATCACATCCAGGCACCATGCGGGATAGCTCGAATAGATATTCTTGCCAGGGAAAGTGATATTCTTGTAGTCGCACGATAGCTTAGTCATATCTGGCCGGTACATATCGATAATGTCGTCGCAGGGGTCTTCCCACGGCTGGCGAATCTTCTTGCGCTTGTCGTATCGCTGCTTAATCCTGTCGTATAATGGTGTTTGTTCCCATGCCGGCATTATATAGCCTCAATTAGTTTCCTTTGCTCATTCAGGTATTGCTAACTAAATGCTTTCATCCATTCTTCTTCACTGATCTCAGTGTAATTGACTGCTGAATCCTCATCGACTCCAACAGCCAAAAAAGTTTCATAAGCATTAACTCCAGTTTGTTCCGCTATATGCGTCCAGCCATACAAAGTAGTCTTGCCTGCTGATATAATATGAAGCATACTGCCAGTTGTATGTTTATAAAATTTACCTATCTCAAATACCATTTCAGTTCTGCTCCGACATTTTACCAACATGCTCGTATATGTCCCGTATCGTCGGTATCGACTGCCTTTGTATCATACCGATAATTTCGGCCCTTATACCCTGTGCTATTCTCTCAGAATCCCAGCCGGGCTTCTCAGGCACGGCCACGAAGATAGGGCAAGCGTTCAGGGCAATGCCGAGGTTAATCATCTTCGCCTTGGCGATTACCTTGTTTTGGTTGAATTGGATTTTGTTTTTCATCTCGTCGCCAAACTCTTTCCCTTTTTCGTATGGACATGGCCCCGATAAGTCTTACCGCCCAGAGTGCAGAATTTTACGTACTGGCCTGCCTTCAGGCCGTGCTCTTTGCTCGGGCCGGATACCGTCCTTACCTTTCCGTTGTTATTTACGCAATTATTAAATGCCTCTGGCATATTAAATCAAAACCTTTCTTTTTTTTTATTTCTTAAATAATCTTCAAATTCCTGTGAACGTCTGTCTATTTCTTTGACTACTTCATTTTGGCTTATATTGACCAATGCCCTGCCGCATAAAAGACAGGTCTCTTCTGCCGTACTAAACATTCTACAATGCGAACACCAACTACTCATATTATTCTCCCAACGCCTTAGCCTTCTGTGTGCTAAGTGTACCGAGTTCGCCGCGCGTCATTATCGTCGATGCCCAGCCGGTACGCCTCTTGGCAGCCTCCCGCTGACGCCTCTTTGCCGCCTCTTCCTCTATCGACATCCTGCGGGAAGTCGGCCTCGGTGACGCCCTCGACTGTAATTTTGGTGAGCTTGGCCCTGTTGCCATATTATTACCTATACAAATCCGTGTTTTTTATAATCATAATTATCATCCGTTACGCCTGGAGCATATAGCGTGTCCTGCCTCGGCCTTGTTCGTCCGAGACACTTGCCGCCTATGCTTTGATAGCGATATGCCATTGCAAGATGTCTCAATGCGTCCATCATGTGGTTCTCCCAGGCGTTAGGGACGGCTGTATCGTGATAGGCCGGCTGGTCATCCGTGCTCAATGACTCGTTTTTCTTCTTTCGATAGCCTTCGGTAGCCTGCAGAAGCACCTTGCAATAAGGCTTGTTTATCTCCAAAAGCGGCCAAATATCTCTGACTGCCTGAACGCCTTCCTCGACCTTGTGTGGGAATACCGGTATCAGGTTCAGACCTAACTGTGCGGCGGTATCCCTCATTACCATACCCGTCTGGGCGCTCTTGGCGTTGGATGTTACCAGGTCGGGGCCTGTGTAATGCTCCTTGCCCCAAACGTACTCCTTGCAGTCCATCGCCTTTTTGTATGCGGCTATGCCGAGGCCCTGATTGTCCCAGTAGCAGTCGATTATCCTGATTCTGCCTTTTATGAACTGGCCGAACAGCCCCGCCGTGTATATATCTCCTATGTCAGAAAAACTGTAAACCAGCTCCGTCCGCTCATACGGATAATCACCCACCCGCGACTGCTGCTCTTTCGTTGACCTTTTGGCAATAGCATACTCCCTGCCGTAAAATGTGCCCTCGCGGTATTCCGGGAACTGGCCGAGTACACGGATTTTGAAAGTGTTGCTGTGCTCTCCATACTTCTTCTTCATCCGGTTATAATAATTACGCCCTGCAACATTCGGAATTATCTCTTTGCCCTGCTTATAGTTCGGCGTGTCCGTTACAGATATATTGATGACGTTCCAGCCTGAGCCTGCCTGACATACATTGTAGAATATGCTCGTCGGATCGGTTGGATTGCCGATAGCAAGCACCTTGCACCGCTTGTTGATAGCAAGCCCTTCAAGTACCGCCTTCCATATCGGCCTTAAGATTCCGCCTGCCTCGTCGAGAATAACGAGCACCCATGTATTATGGAAGCCCTGCATCTTGGTTGCGTATTCCGTTACTGTATCAGGGCTGGTACTGAAGCCTATTGCAAAATTTTTCTCCCATAGAGACCTTTGCTCCGGTTCTAATTGCTCAAGTATGACCTTCGAAGGCTTGCAGTCCCACATCAGGGTTGTCATCTTGCCGCCCAGCTCTACTTTTGCCCCGGAATATGCCGCATGTATCTCTTTCCACAGCTGGTTTTTAACAAGGTTGTCGCTGGGTGCGGTAGTAACAACTGTCGATGGATTATAGCAAGATTTGAACGATACGGCTATCCGCCCTGCAAGGTAAGTCTTTGATACTGCGTGACAGGCAGGGACCGCCGTAAACTGATTGTCCCTGACAGAGTCGGCAATCAGCTCCATCTTGTCCCAGTAGTGTTCCGGCTTGACATCCAGGCAGGTTGTAATGTGGCCCTTCGGGTCCTGCCGGTACTCAAACCACCTCTGAGCCAACTGCCTTTGTTCTTTTGTTACCGTCACCATTACCGTTAATGCCAACAATAGCAAGAATATCGTAAATTGACTGTGCTTTTTGCGCATTATCCTTTTCATACAATCCTAAATGTTTCATCAGCTTATCAAGCGCTGAATCCTTGCTGTAAAGCTCAAAGCCTATTTGCTGCACCTCAATATCGTCTTCGTCTTTTTTGCCTTTGATTATTTTTCGCATCAATTTAACTGATTTTACAGCCGCAAGCTGCTCTCTGGGGATATCCTTAAAATTATTGAAATAAACCTCATCGTTTTCGATATTTACGTAATCCTGAATATTTGTAAACGCCAGCTTTGCTACCTCTTTTAGAACCTTTGACTTGCTGACGATTGCCTTGTTTGCCGATTTGTCCCTGAGATAATTGAGATAAGCCCGAACCTTTGGTTTTCTTACCGTAATGCTCGCGTATGATTCGGCTTTATTATCTCGTTGTTTTGAGCCTGCCTGTATTATTGCTTGCTTCTGGTTCGGCTCATCCATATTGAATAATATCTCACAAAATCTCTGCTGTAGGATTGTCAAGCCTTCATAAGGTTTTCTGCCAGTCTTTGCCATCGCATTGATATTACGATGATTTCAAGGGAAATTTCCAGTAGAATTTGTTATTGATGTCGTAAGATGTGATATATTAAGTCGTTATGTGTTTAAAAAGAAGTCTGAATCTTATTGATAATTTATATTCCTGCTTACAGTTGCCACAAAAGTAATCATTTAGCCATGACCGGAAGATTAACTTATTATCCCCACATTTCGGACAAACCCCATCTTCAAGTATCTTCGTGCGTAATCTTTCCCGGCATTCTTTGCAGAGTTCAACTGCCATCCACGGCGTTTCCTTTCAGGGCTTGCTCATTTCTCTGCCCTCAGTTCTTCGAGTTTACGCTTTAGTCTCTTCCTGAATCCCCAGCTTTGCATCATATTTTTATAATCTACGCCGACATTCATCGCCTCTAACAATAAGACCTTTTCCATTTCCAAAAAGTCTGATTCCCGCCATGTTTTACTTGGCTGATTATTGGCTGATTCAATTATCGCAAGTCGATGTGGATATGTTTTATTAAACCATCTAATAAAATCGTCCGGATTATCGTGAGCATAGGCATGGCATTGGCCGCATCCGGTAATAGCATTTTCAGGCAGCCACCGCACTTTGTAACTTTCCTTCGACTTGATATGACACCATTGGCAGTTATTGTACAAAGGTAACATTGCCCCGGCGCAATCTTTCGATAATCTCATCTGGCAAGTAAAATTATCGTCAGTCTTACAAGTTAATTTTGCTATACAATCAAGCCATTTCTTGAATTGCTTTTTACTGAATTTCCCGGCCTTCCTTGCCATTTACGCTCCTGAATTTACATACTTTCTTTTTTGATTAATAAATATTTTCTTGATTACCGCTTTTTGTTTAGGAGAGTAATCTCTTTGCCATCCTTGCCTTGCAGCACTATCAATAAAATCCCTTTCCCATTTGTTTAGTTTTGGGTCGCCATATATACAATCAATCATTTGGCAATATTCACAAGAACACACTTCATCGCTTATGTGCATTTACTTACGCTCCTTCAAAATTTCTGCTTTGTGTATCCGATTTCGCGCCTTAATGTTGCAAAAAATACAGCAAATGGATTTCTCCCAGCCTTAGCCTCTTTTGCGTAATCAAGGACACGACTAAATATTTCCTGGTTAAATTCCTCAACGATTATTTTCTCCGTTAGCCACAGATTAAGATTTTTTATGGCTGTTCGGTCTGATTGATTTTTCGGTCGTATGATATTTTCTAGCGCTGAAACGAATCGAACCGAGTTCGAAAGCGAGAGGGCTTTTTCCTTCGAATTCGAAGTATTAGTCTTTGTTTCGTTTTCGTTTTCGTTTCGTTTTCGTTTAGCTACAGGGTTGCTATGGCTACCCCATCGTTTTTCAGCCCCCTTAAGTCCATCTGTATAAGCCTTTTGCATACGTTTACGGGCTGCACTCAACTCTTTTCGTACGCGCTTTTGAGACACACTTTGATTTTTTTCTGAAAACTTGTGCGCAATTTTTTCCCAACTTTTGTTAAATTTCGCAGAACTACACCTACATATCTTGGCCATCTTTTTGAGGTCAAAACCAATCTTGCCCCCATTGATATAGAGATGTAAACAAAGCATCCAATAACAACCGATATCGTCTATGCCCCAGTCCGGATTGCTGTCTATTTCCAGTATAAAAGCAATCGGCTCAAGATTAACATGTTGAACATCTTTTAGTGTTATTCGCTTTGCCATCTTTAAGCTTCCCTGCCATTACTATTTCCTAATAAGTGTCCTTCTTAAATCTTTCGGCAGCTCAATAAAAATCGTATGCCTCTTATATGCTTATAAGGCTCTTGCAAAGTCAGAAGAAATTCTTTCAAGCTCCAAACATCCAAATTGCGCCCTTG